ATATACATTCCCGTTTTTTCATTTGGAGGAAATAATTTCTTCACTTCCCCATCTTCCAAATAAGCCCCTGTTTCCTTATGACGAATACGGAAATATTGTGAATCCGTGGTAATATACATGACATGGTCGCTGTCATTGACGACATCGATTTCCAAGCGATATTTTTCGGGGAGAGTTTTCAAATCTTTGGTATGTACAGGGATGGCCAACAACCGTTCTTCCACAAATTCGTTGTGAAATCGAGACATATTTGTCCATTTTTCTTTTTTCTCCGGTTGAACCGAAAACATGACTACAGGAATATGAGAAATCATACAACGTCTCATACCATTGGCCAAACATAATGGAACACCTTCTAAAGTAAATTGTAATTGATTATTCGTTTCATTGTATTTTTTATTAATAATGGCTGGTTGATAATCGGTAGTAGTTTGAGACATTTTCAAAATCAAGTAAATTCAATAATTCGAGCAGATAATACACAAATAATACACAATCTTTTTATTCAATTTTGTTCGTCTATTTCAAACTGTGTTTTTCACTTTTCAATATATATTCCTACAACCCTTTTTCAACCTCCCCCTTTTTATATATCCATTCCATAAAATGTCAAGACCCCCCTCTTGCCAACTTTCTCTTCGAAAATTCAATCCACGCGAAATCCTGTTTGACCCCAATAAATCCCAAGGCCCCACCATGGTTTTAGTCGGAAGACGTGGAACAGGGAAATCTGAATTAATCAAAGATATTTTGTATTACCATCAAGACTTGGGCGTCGGTTCCGTCATCAGTGGAACAGAAGGCACCAATAGTTTCTATGGCAATATGGTTCCTAAATGTTTCATCAATAAGGAATATAACCCCCTCATCATTGAATCCATCATCAAACGACAAACCCAAGTCATCAAACAATACAAACAAGAAGTCGAACATTACGGTCGTGCCTCTTTTGACCCGCGTACCTTCCTCATAATGGACGACTGTTTATACGACGACAAATGGAGTAAAGATAAGCTCATGCGCTGGCTTTTTATGAACGGGAGACACGCAAAGGTACTTTTGATGATAACTATGCAATATCCGCTCGGAATCCCGCCTAACCTTAGAAGCAACGTTGATTATGTGTTTATCATGAGAACTCCAGGCCTTGGTGAGCGCAGGAGAATCTGGGAAAATTATGCCAGTATTTTTCCCACTTTCGAAGCCTTTTGTAGTGTGCTGGATAAGACTACAGAGAACTTCGAATGTATGGTTATCAATAATACTGTCAATTCCAGTAATATAACCGATTGTGTTTTCTGGTATAAGGCGACTTTGAGAGACAACATACGCCTGGGAGCCAAGGAGTTTTGGGAAATTTCCAAGCAAATGGAAGACGATGATGACAATGAGACACCTTATAGCTCTAGTATGGCTGTGAAAAGAAGTCAAGGACCATATATCAATGTGAAAAAATACTCTTAATTTGCGAGAAGTTTCAGTGTTTTTATTAGATAAACGAAAATTTTCTTTAAATTGTTTTTGGGATAACGTGTAAATAGATGGGGTCCCGTTCATAGCTATTTACGGGTATTTTGTTATAAATGAGGTATTTAGCGTAAATAGAAATTAATAGCGATTTTTCTATTTACGCTAAATAGAAAAAACAACATAAAGACACGTACATAGGAAACTATTATATAATCTAAAATGGATATTACAAAAACTTTCACACTTAATCAATTACAATATACCATTTTAATAAAAGGAAGTTATTCAGAACCCTTGTTTAGGTCATTGGATGTAGGTAAGGTCATTGAACTAACCAACATGAGAACATCTATATTACATTTTGATGATTCAGAAAAAAAGAATCTTACTCTAAATACACCGACGGGGCCTAAAATAAATTCTTTTCTCACAGAAAAGGGTATGATTAAGTTGCTATACAAATCCAGAAAACCAATGGCGGAAACGTTTCGACTCTGGGTATCAGAAATCATCCAGGAATTCAAAAACATCGAAGAGGAAAAACTTACCGATAAGTTACAGAAAGAATTAGAAGAAACCCAAGAAAAACATCAAAAACAATTAGAGGAAGTAAAACAAGAACTCCAAGAAGTAAAACAAGATGCACAAGAAACCGTCAAACACGAAAAAATACCTTCCATATATATCTATAACATTGACACGACCAAAACCAAGCCCGAATTGAAAATCGGATATACAACCAATGTGTATTCGAGAATCAAGCCCTATAAACAAATCTGTAAGCATGGTAAATTGGAATTTTCCCAGGTTATTTACAATAAAAACATCAAGGTATTCGAAAATATCATCCATAACACCTTATCCCATTATCGTTTGAAAGACGAGGTATTTGTCCTCGATGTAGAAGAAGCCAAGCATATCATTATAAGTATGATAAACCGAATCACTCTGTTACAAATTACAAACGATACCGACCGCCAACTCAAACTCAAGAAAATCGTCGATTACGAGAACCAAATCATCCATAACCAATCCACAGCCATTTCCACCCGCGAAATCTCCACCCAAACGGATTTCGATGAACCCGCCCCTGTTTCCGCCATCCCCGCCCCCCTCATCGAAGAAACACCTCTCACCAAGAAATTCAACCAATTCATCGACGAATTTTGTATCGTACGACCCGACGTGGAAGAAAACGCCAAGGCCATCGAGGGGCAATATAGGCTATGGAGCCGGTCTGCGACAAAAGACGTCTTCCACGCCCTCCACGATTATCTCAGGACTCGTTTCAAATATAACCGCATTATTATCCAAAATACCAAACAATCCCATTACGGGTTCGTAGGCGTAAAACTCAAGGAAATCGAATACCATAAACACCCACAGCCCAGTAACGAACAGAATTTCATTTTCCAGTCTTGTGTCTTTTCTCCCGCAGGTAAAGTTCTACACCAGGACTTATTGAAAGAATATGTCGAATGGAAACAGAACGTGAAACAACCTATTACCACCAACGAGGACAAAGAACTGAAACAATATCTGAAATCTACCGGTTATACATTGGAAAGCCCGGTCTGGACGTCGAATGGCAATGGAGTGGGGTATTACGGAGTTTCGCTGAAATCGCAAATCGATACACTCCGCAAGGTTTCTACTACAGGGAAAAAAGTGGAAAAACGATGTGCGAAAACCAATCAAGTCTTGAAAACCTGGGATACCATTTTGTTAGCGGCTCAAAATGAAAATTGTTCGGCGAAAACCATCAGTCGTGGAATCACATCCAAAAAGATTTTCAACGACGATTATTATTTTTGTCTCAGTCAATGACTTGGTTTCATTTTCATCCAAATGAAACCAATATAAATCCATAACCCCTATATACCCCCATTATCCCTCTCTCTCTTGAAATCCAATCCTACATCCAAACTCCCCTAAAATGGATACCACCCAATTCGGTGGTACTTTTTGGATAACCGTTTCAGGAATGACACTCGGATTCTTGGCAACTGCGGGAATTTATTGCTTGAAAGCCAAATGTAATCAAATTTCTCTCTGCTGGGGTTTGGTTAAAATACAGCGAGACGTTGATGCAGAAGTAGAAGAAAATGCCAATGCAATGGAACATGGAATCAATCCTTACCAATTTCAAACACAAAATTTCAATTCTGATGCCAATAACAACCAACAACCAATAACCAATTCTTTGATGTATAATTCAAATAATGGCTCTACTTCTGGCCGTTTTGTAAATTCAAATCAATCTGAAATACCACCCAATGTACCCAATGTCGTATAAAATGAAATAAATGTATTTCTGAATAGAAATTCAAAAATATAATAACAACTTATAATAATAACCGGCATAAATGTCAAAACAACCTCTTCAAGCAATTGCTTTTTTCGATGGACCCAAAATCAAAGGCCGTGTTGTTTTTACAGAACTTCCGGCAACCAAAACTGTGGAAATCGACATCCAACTCCAAGGCCTGAATAAAAACGCCCTCCATGGGTTCCATGTCCATGAATCCGGCGATTTGACGTCTCATTGCGAAAGTCTTTGTGCCCATTTCAATCCCTATGGTAAAAATCATGGCGGAAAAGAATCCAAAGAACGTCATGTAGGGGATTTAGGGAATTTACAAACAGATTCCAAAGGGAATTGTGTAATGAAAATGGAAGACCATCTCATTCAACTTCGTGGTTCCAAACGCAATATATTGGGCCGTGGATTGATTATTCATGCCGACCCGGATGACTGTGGTTTGGGAGGAAATGAAGCGAGTTTGAAAAATGGCAATGCAGGAAAACGTATTGCCTGTGCGATTATAGGATATGCACAA